CTTACTTACCTCCGGAATATCCATATGATGTGGTAGGAGCTCAACGAAATGTTAAAGTTACTGACTTTGATGACAAAGTAGATATCGTTCCCGTGGCAGATCCAAATATTTTTTCTCAATCTCAAAGAATTTCTATGGCGCAAACAGAATTACAACTTGCCATGGCTAATCCACAGCTTCATAATTTGTATGAAGCGTTTTATGCTATGTATAGTGCGATTGGAGTAAAGGAAATTGATAAAATTTTACCCCCTCCACCTCAACCGACACCTTTAGATCCAGCAGTAGAAAATATTATGGCTTTAAGCAACAAACCTTTTCAAGCTTTTAAAGGTCAGAATCACCAAGCGCATATTACTTCGCATTTAAATTTCATTTCTACGAATTTAGCGCGAAATAATCCGATGATTATGGGTGCTCTGGAAAAAAACTGCTTTGAACACATCTCCATGATGGCTCAAGAGCAAATTGAAGTCGAATTTAGAGAAGAAATAATGCAATTACAGCAAATGCAACAGCAGGCACAACAAAATCCAGCTATGCAGCAGAATCCGCAGTTTCAACAACAAATTATGCAGGTTTCTATGAAAGTTGAAGCTAGAAAAGCAGCTTTGATTGCTGAAATGATGCAAGAATTCAAAGACGAAGAAAATAAAATAATGGGTCAGTTTGGAAACGATCCAATTGCTAAATTAAAAGCAAGAGAGCTTGATTTAAGAGCAATGGATGACCAAAGAAAACGAGAAGAAGGTCAAGAGAAACTTAATTTAGATAAATCTAAGCAATTGATGGGTCAAGAACAGTTTGAAGACAAACTTGAACAGAACGAAGAGTTGGCTGAACTTAGAGCTGACACTTCTCTTGCTAAACAACAAATGTCTAATGAAGTCAAAGTCTATTCTGATAGAATGAAACGTAAAGATGTTAAGACCTTGAAAGGTCCTAGAAGATAGGATACAAAACAATAAGGAGAAAAATATGACAAAAACACCAGTAGGATATCCACAAGGCGGCAAGAAGTATAAAGGTGCCCCTGATAATGTGGGACAAGACCCTAGAGCTAACATTGTGACTAATGCATTTGTTCCTGGACAAAAGATAGACAAAGGAACAAAAGTTACGGTTCAAGGTACAGGTAAAGCAAGAAAACAAACAGCAACCTGGTTCTAGTATGTGGTTTGGTCTAGCAAGGATGGCTCTCAAGACTGGGAGTCATATATATCAAAATAGACAACGAACAAAAATGGCTATGTCTGATGCACAATTGATGCATGCATCTAAGATGGCCCGAGGTGAGGAAACTTACCAGGGCAAGCTTTTAGAATCCCGAGATAACGATTATAAGGACGAAATCGTTTTGGCGATTTTAACACTCCCGATAATTGTGCTCGCATATGGGGTTTGGTCGAACGATCCGGGCGCTATGGAGAAGATAAACATCTTTTTTGAGCATTTCTCGAATCTGCCAAAATGGTTTACAAATTTATGGATACTTGTAGTTGCCAGCGTATTTGGTATAAAGGGAACACAAATTTTCCGTAATGGAAAATCTAATAAAAAATAAGGAGGAAACAATATGAGAAATGACTATAAATCTTGGAAAAAAGGCGTGCAAAGAGTTGGTAAACAACTCGGTGGTGCACTTGCTGGACGATTAGGTGCAGTAGCTAGACCTGTACGTGGACTTTATCAAAAAGGTAAAAAAGTAGCTAGTAACGTCTATAAAAAAGGCGGAAAAGCATAACCGTGTCTAAAAAACAGAAAGAAAAGACACCATTAAAAGCTAGTTACAATTTGGGAGAAATAACACTTCCAAAACCAGAAAAATATATAGGAAAATTTATTAAAGCTGAAGTAGATGGTAAAAAACTTTCTAATCCAAGCTACGTGAAATATTATAAAGATATAGTTTAATGGATCCATTAGCGATCGTTGCAAAACTACAAAACATTGTAAGAGATAATCTTCAACGTATTGGGGACGCTATGATTAGTGGTGGTGTTGACAACATGGAGAAATATCAATATATGTTAGGACAGGCACGTACATATCAGTACTTGCTTCAGGAAATCTCTAACCTGCTAAAAGCAAAGGAGCAAAAAGAAGATGAAGGAAACGTTATCGACCTCGGAAAAGGAAGTCCCAAAGCATAAAAATGCTTTGCAGGAAAAATACAAATTAGAAGAAAAAGAACCTTTAAATCCAGACAATATTCAAAAATCTCAGCTCCCCACTCCTAGTGGTTGGAGACTATTGGTGTTGCCTTTTACACCTCGAGAAAAAACTAAAGGCGGGATTCTTATTGCACAGGAATCTCTAGAAAAATTACGCATCGCTACTAATTGTGGCTATGTGCTTAAAATGGGGCCGTTGGCTTATCATGATCATGATAAATTTCCAACAGGTCCGTGGTGCAAGACTGGAGATTGGATAATCTTTGCCCGTTATGCGGGATCAAGATTGTCAATCGAAGGCGGTGAAGTACGCATCTTGAACGATGACGAAGTTTTAGGAGTTATTAAAAATCCTGAATCAATACTTCATCATAATTAACATAGAAGGAGGAAACTATGCCAAAAGACGAAAAAACAATTGATATCGATACATCCGGACCGGGTGTAGATATTGAATTGCCAGAAGACAAAGAAAAGGAGTTAGAAAATGAAGCTATTAAAGACAGTGCTAAGCCCGCTGACACACCTGAGAAATCTAGTGAGCAGTTGGATGTTCGAGATGATTCGGACAGTAAAGACTCGGAACCAAAGAAGGAAGAAGTAGAAGAGAAAAAAGAAGAAGAGAAACAAGAAGCTGAAACCAAAGTAGAAGAAAAGAAAGAATTAGAAGTCTATAGTGAAGGCGTTAAGAAAAGAATTGCGAAGCTGACCAAGAAATGGCGTGAAGCTGAACGACAAAGAGAAGCTGCTTTAGATTATGCCAAAGGGGTTCAAGTCGAGCATTCTCAATTAAGAACTCGATTTTCAAGACTAGAGCCCGATTATGTCAAGGCACTTGAAAGTAGAGTCATATCTGGAATCGATGCGGCTAAAGCCAAACTTCACACGGCAAGAGAAGCAAACGATATTAATGCTGAAGTTGAAGCACAGAAGGCTATTGCTCAACTTGGTATTGAAGAAGCGCGGTTGAATGCTTTAAAAGAACAACAGTCACGAGCTAAAGAAAGAGAAGTAAGAACTCCCTCTTTAGATCAAGCGATTGCACCTCAACCCGTAGACCCTAAAGCAGAAGCATGGGCGGAAAATAATGAATGGTTTGGAAAAGACAACGCCATGACTTATTCCGCTTTTGATTTGCACAAGAAACTAACCGAGGATGAAGGGTTTGACCCTAAGTCCGACGAATATTATGTTGAAGTTGATAAACGAATGCGTCTTGACTTTCCACATAAATTTGTTAATACTAAGTCTCAGGAATCGACTAAACCTACACAAACAGTAGCATCCGCTACGCGAAGTGTAAAACCCGGTCGCAAAATAGTGAGACTCACATCGTCTCAAGTAGCAATTGCTAAAAAATTAGGTGTGCCACTTGAAGAATATGCGAAACAACTAAGAATCACGAAGGAGGCATAAGCATATGAAAAAAGACGACATAAAAACTTCCCGTGCGAGCCAAACTAGGGCTAAAACAGAGAAACCCAAAGTATGGACTCCACCATCATCTTTAGATGCACCCCCTGCACCAGATGGGTACCATCACAGATGGATAAGAGCCGAGTCAATGGGCTTTGATGATACAAAGAACATGGCCGGTAAATTAAGATCAGGATACGAGCTTGTAAGAGCTGATGAATATCCTGGAACGAATTATCCAGTGATGAATGAAGGAAAATACAAGGGGATCATCGGAGTTGGCGGCCTTTTGCTGGCAAGGATACCGGAGGAGATTGTGAAATCGCGCGACGAGTATTTTAATAAAATTACTCAAGACAAAGACACAGCGGTCGAACAAGATCTCATGAAGGATCAGCACCCAAGTATGCCAATCAATGCTGAGAGGCAGACTCGTGTAACCTTCGGTGGTACTAAGAAAGACTAATTTATTAGCGATTCTTACCCAACGAAATTTTATTAACTAAGGAGAAAAACTATGGCAAACCAAGACGCCGCATTTGGTCTAAGACCAATCGGCAAGTTGGGCAGCAATAGAGAAGCCTCAGGAACCACAGAATACGAAATTGCAGCTAGCGCATCCGCTCTTTACCAAAACCACGTTGTTTCAGCGTCCGGTGCTGGTATCGCAGTTGGTGCAGCAAACCAAGCAAGTGCGTTAATGATCGGTTCATTGCAAGGCGTTTTCTTTACTGACGCAACGACTAACAAGCCTACTTTTGCGAATAACTTACAAGGAAGTAATACCGCAACGGACATTAAAGGCTTTGTCACAGATGACCCTTTTCAGTTATATGAAGTACAATCAGACAATTCTGGTGCCTCCGCTCAAGGAGACATTGGAAATAATGCTGATATTGTAGTAGCAGCAGGCTCTTCGCCTCACTACGTTTCTAAAACTGAACTAGGAGACTCTACATTAGCGACGACAGCCGCTAATTTACGGGTTGTGAACTTGTCAGATGATCCAGACAATAGCGATTTAACAGCCGCTAACGTTAACTGGAAGGTTATTATCATCGAACATTTCTACACAACTACAACAGGAGTATAAGGAGGATAAATTATGGCAATATCACGATCACAACTAGTCAAAGAACTAGAGCCAGGTTTAAATGCTTTATTTGGCCTGGAATACAAACAATACGAAAATCAGTCGGCGGAAATATACGTCACTGAGTCATCTGATAGGGCTTTTGAAGAAGAAGTTATGTTGTCAGGCTTCGCTAACGCATTAGTAAAACCAGAAGGAACTGGGGTTGCTTTTGATCAAGCGCAAGAAACTTTCACAGCAAGATACACTAACGAGACAATTGCTCTCGCTTTTGCAATCACTGAGGAAGCTATTGAAGATAACCTGTATGACAAACTCTCTTCTCGTTACACTAAAGCACTAGCAAGATCTATGGCAAACACTAAACAGGTGAAATCTGTTTATCCTTTGATTCAAGGGTTACCTACTACAGATAACTATGATTCAGGCGATGCAGTTTCATTATTTAGTACATCTCACCCAACGATAGCAGGAGTATTTTCTAATACTCTTACTACTCAAGCGGATTTAAACGAAACATCATTAGAGCAAGCATTAATTGATATTGCTGCGCTTACTGATGAACGTGGTTTAAAAATCGCTGCTAAAGGTGTTAAGATGATTGTCCCATCTGCTAGTCAATTTACTGCTGAGAGATTATTTAAATCTCAAGGTAGAGTGGGAACGGCTGATAATGATATCAATGCAATCAAATCTATGGGAATGGTTCCTCAAGGATACCGAGTGAACAACTACCTTACAGATACTGATTCTTGGTATATTACTACAGATGTACCGAATGGTATGAAACACTTCGATAGAGCCCCTCTTACAACTAAGATGGAAGGCGATTTCGATACTGGCAACGTAAGATACAAAGCTAGAGCAAGATACGTTTTTGGCGTATCTGACCCTAGAGGTATTTACGGTGTTGAAGGTGCGTAAGACCTAAAACTATATTAATGGGGCGGCCTCAAAACCGCCCCATTTTGACTATAAAGACAGAAATTCACTATGAAAAACTTCCGAGTACAGATTCATGCTTACGGCTATACAGCTGATTTTAATATTACAGCTGAAGACACAGCCCAAGGTATTGAAAAATCAATCCTTGACAAGCTGGGAAAAAATGAGGTAAAGTTCGAATCTAATGGATTTACGAGGAAAGATCGTAAATGGATAACCTATGAGGAGGTTGCGATGACCGAAGCCCTATACACTACGAAACGGTCCTTGGAACTAGAGTGGCAACAAGAGCATCTGAAGGACGGGAAGCATAATATCCGGATGATTGAGATTAATAAAAAAATCCAGGATGTTATCAAAGAGATCATAGCCAAAGAGTTTGAAGCAGATACTCTTCAAACCAAAATAAGCCAAGCCAAGGCTGAAGTTTCGATAGCCACTTAAGCGCTATCAAAAATCAACTTTTATCCTAAGGATACCTTGCGCTGTATTAAAATTTAGCGTATAAATAAATCACTATACAATTATTAATTTGATGTAGACGAGTATAGTCGACGGCCTAAAGACTGCATCATATAAATTAGGAGGAATATTATGGCAAACACAACGTTTAATGGATCAGTACGATCTGAGAACAATTTTAAAGTTATCAGTAAAGCTGCATCCACAGGACTAGTCTCTGATCGAACGATCGGTGACGGATTGAAAGACTCTCGAAGATATTATCTTGATGAGTATTTTAATCTACTTCCTGCTATTAACGCTTACCTACAAGGCTCAGAAACAAAAGACTGGGGCAGCATAGGGGACGGCAATGAAGAAACAGAAGACGTAACAGTTACAGGCGCAGCATTAGGAGACTATGCGGTAGCAACAATGAGTATTGATGTTACAGACTTAACTATAACGGCATCAGTAACAGCATCAAACGTAGTTACAGTTGTTGTAGGAAACTTTACAGGTGGTGCGATAGATCTTGGATCTGGAACATTAACAGTTAAAGTCTTTAAAGCTGGCTCAACAGGAGTAGGTAAAAACGTTAACTTTGAAGTTTTGGGAACTAACATGACAACAGCACTAGCTACTAGAAATGCTACTGTTGCAGCAGTTACGCTGACAACAGCAGGTGCTGACCAAGACCAAGCAATTTTAGCTCCACACTTAGACAGTGGCCAAACAGCATGGACTGGTGTCAAATGGGGTACTGAAAACCAAACTGAATGGGAAGGTCTAGTCAGAACAAGTTCGGCTATTGACAACCAAAAAATTTGGGCTGGTTTAAAATTGACAAACGATCAACTTCCCTCAACGGATGCAGATCAGGCGTATTTTTATTTTTCGACTGATGCAACGAATGGGCAAGTATTGTCAACTTATACACCATTGTACTTTATTCATTCTAATACCGGCACTGACTATCTAACTAACTTAGGTATCACAGTGGCGGCAGATACAAATTATCATTTAAAAATTTCGATTGATAGTGATAGAAAACCATCTGTTTTTGTGAATGGTAGACAATACAGTGTAACAACAAGTGCAATAACGGCTTTTGATGGTTCAACTGAAGTTAGTGGAACAACTCAGGCAACTATTGCAGCGAATTATTCAGCTGGTAATGCTAACACTCAAAAGGGTGTAGCATTGACAAACGACATTAATTTAATTCCTTACATAGGGATTGAAGCTGGCGACGGCGCGGCGGCAGCAGTAAACGTTAGTTATAGTACAATTAGCAGACTACTGTTTGAATAATAAATATTAACTTTAGGATGGGGCTTCGGCCCCATCTAGTAATCTTGATTAAGGAGGGATTATGGCAGACGTAGTAACAGGACCAACAATTCTACAGCAAAATGCTGTAAGGGTTGTTATCAAAATAGTAAATCAATCAGATGGAAATGGTGGAACAACAGTTTTTGGAGATGTTTCAGCATTAGATTCAAACGCTGCAGGAGATTCAGTTGCACATTTAAATCTACAAAGAATTTGGTTTTCTTGTCAAGGTGGCGATGGCGGAGACTCTTATGCCCGTTTAGATGAAGAAGATTCAGATGGTGACATTCCAGTTCTTGGTTTAACAGGAACAGGCTATTGGGATTTTAGAGAATTTGGTGGCATACCAGCAGATAAATCTTCGAACAGTAACCAAAGTGATGTAAACTTTGTGGTTCCAGGTGCAGCAGATTCTGGTAACATATACACGGTTGTAGCAGAATTTAAGAAGCTATATTAGGAGGTAGCGCATGGCTAATACTACTTCTGGAACAGTAACGTTCGAC